CTAGAATCAATCTTCGGAACAAGATATGCAGAAATGCTAAGATACATCTCTAAGGATTATAGAATCTATTTAAGAGATGGACAACTTTGGCCTGACTACGACTCAAAAGATTGGGTTGGAGCAGTCTGGAGTTGTGGTCGTGCGTATGGTAAAACATGGTGTGGTTCTCCAGCTACAATAGAATTTGCAATAAACAACCCAAATGCACGTATAGGTCTTGTGGCTCCAACTTTTGCACAGGGACGAACGAACATGCTAGAGGGATCTTCTGGCATTGTGGCATTATCTCCTATAGGATTCCAGCCGAAATATAACAGATCAGATGGTTCTCTTACGTGGCCTAATGGAGCAACAGCTAAGATCTTCAGCTCTGAAAATGGTGACAGGGTTCGTGGCGAGAACTTCCACTTTCTCTGGATTGATGAATTTGCGTTTTGCAGGCTAACGGGTGGAGATGATTGTGTCTGGAAAATGGCTAAAATGGCATTACGTGCAGGTTCACATCCTAGGTATATTATAACTACATCCCCTAGACCAATAAAGCCTTTAAAAGACTTATATGATCAGTCACAGAAAGAAGGTTCAAACATAGTATTTACTACAGGAACTACTTTCGACAACTACTCACTTCCACAATCATTTATCGATGAGATTAAGCTGGGAGAAGGGACAAGCCTCTACAATCAAGAAGTATTAGGCATGATCCTAGAGGAAAATCTAGGAGCAATATTTACCTTTGAAACAATAAAGCGTTTAGACCTTGATGACGTAGGACTTGATCCTGATAAGTATGATGAACGCTATTTAAAACTAGTCAAATCTATGGATTCTATAGTTGTAGCTGTTGACCCTAACGTGGTTGAAGATATTAACTCGGATGAGACAGGTATCACAGTTGTAGGTAGGAAGAATGACAAAGGTTATGTATTCAAAGATGCTTCTCGAAGGGGTAAGATATCTGAGATATACAGAGACATCGTAAGACTCTATTATGAATACAATGCAGATGCTGTAGTTATAGAGACTAACAATGGTGGAGATTTTATACCAGCAGCTATCTTTAACATTGACCAAATGGTTGTTGTTAAGAAAGTGTTTGCATCCAAAGGTAAACGTGCTCGTGCAGAGCCAATAGGTTTACTATATGAGCGAGGTAAGATATACCATGTAGGTATTCATCGAGACCTTGAAGCACAAATGTGTGAGTACAATCCACAGGTGCATAAGAAATCGCCAGATTATGTTATCGGTCTGGTATCATTAGAAATAGTGATAATTGTAATCTCCCTAATGCAGGAACATCCTTAGAGCTTTAAAGTACTGTTCACAGGTAGCAATATACTGTGTTCACCATTTTGTAACGGAAGTGGGTATAGTGAAAACCTTTAAAGATTGGATAACCAATGCAGCAAAGTCTCTCAAGAAGAGATGGGCTCAACGACTAACACCTTTAAGGTGTGTAGGTTCCAAGTGGAATCGAAACGGGAGACTCTTAACACGTAATGGTGAAGATGAAGATATAGTCTGACCTTTATGGAAACATAAAGATGTAATAGGGAATTAAAATATGGACAAAGAAAGAGCAATGGAGTTGTATCAAAAGGGTAGTAAATCTTATAGAAGGATTTATCAACTGTGGACAGGAGCTTCTGATGATGAAATGGCAGAAATGCATATACATCATAAGGATCATGACCACAGTAATAATCATCCAGAGAATCTAGAATTACTTACTCCTGATGAACATGCTAAGAAGCATGGGTTTATTAACAACTTTGTAATGGCACAATCTAGAGCGGTAGAAAGAGCTGCACACCCAGAAGTTAGAAAGCGGGTAGCTGAAAAGATTAAGGGTGAAAATAACGGTAGCTACGGAGTACCATTTAGAGATCGTTTTTCTACTGAAGAAGAGTATGAAGCTTTCTGTGCAAAATGCAGAAGAGGTAAGAACAATTCTCAGTATGGTAATGTAGGAAGAATCTCAGGTGACAAGAATCCTATGAGGAAACTGACACCAGATCAAAAAGAAGCTTGGAGATTAAAGCTATCAAAACCTATCACAGAAGAAGCTTTGATTAGTTTAAAAGAAGCAGCCAGAAAGCCTGAGAGAAGAAAAAAGATATCTGAGAAAATGAAGGGTAACACATCTAATCAAGTGTTTCAAGATAAGATTAGAAACATGGACAAGGTTCAGCTTGAGGGTTACCTTAAAGATAAGAAACCTTCTTTCATAACTTATGTTAAGAATATTATAAACCCTCCAGAGAAGAAAAAGCCATACGTAAAGCCTTCTCCTAAAACAAAGGAGCAATCAGAACGAGATCTTATACTCAGGTTGAAAGCACTTTCTGATGAAGAGTTCCAAAACAAGATAGACGGAAAAGGTAAGAAATACGTAAACAAGTTAATAAAATTAAGAAATACACCTATTACAACTGAGGGATAAACTAAACTCAGTAACAAAGAAAAAAGCGATTAGATTCCCTAGTTTGGGGATTAACATACTTATATCCGAGTTCCATGAGAGGCATGTTTGACAGTGAGACTGTAACAGAATCTATGGATACTGGTTCAAAAACTAAAGTTACCGACTTATATGGGGAATTATATAACCAAGTTGATAACGCTTATAATCCATACAGCTTGATAGGCTTTGTGGATGACGAAGATGTCTTCATGTGAAGATATTAAATAAAGAGGAGGATTAATGGCTGAAAGCAAAAATGACCCACTAAATACTCTCATTGATAGTCCCGTATTAGATAACGGGAGAGTCCCAAAGCCAGCAGGTGAGTCTGATGGTTATGTAGATTGTAGCCTCTACACGGACGAAAGAAACCCCATACCTAATCTTAAAACAATAGGTGGAAAGGTTGAGGTATTTAACCAGATGCAGATCAATTCTACAATCTCTGGTATTATACTTGCTTTTAAATCATTATGTCAAACTCCTAAACTTATTATAACTGAAAACCCAGATGATCCTGACAGGGAACGGGCAAGTAAACGAGCTAAGTTCTTAGAAGAATGTCTTGATGATATGCAGACACCATTTTCTGATGTAATTGCAGAGATCCTTGATATGCTCGCTATGGGATTCAAGATAATGGTTCCTCAATTCAAGGCAAGAACAGGCTACGATAATAATCCTAGTTTTAATAGTAGATACTATGACGGCAAGATAGGTTGGAAATCTTTCCTACCAGTCAACCCTAAAACTATTTACAAATGGAACTCTCCAAGAGGGACAGGTTTCCTAGGATTAACAGGTATCACACAATTATCACCATACGATGCAAAAGAGATAGAAATACCTCGCTCTCGTATGTTGTTATTTAGAACTACTGCATCTAACAATGATCCGACAGGTAAGAGTCTACTTGAGGGTGCATACTTAGATTGGCTTGATTTAGTTGATGCTAATAAGATACAGATGACAGGTCTCCGTAGGAGTCTTGAGGGCATACCATATGCCCGTATTAACTCTAAGTTAGCTAATGATGCTAAGAATAACAAGTCTGCTGCTGCGGCTGTACAGGCCGTTAAAAAGGCTGTTCTTAATATTGATGCACGTAAAGATGAAGCATTTATCCTACCAGCAGATAGGGATGAGCAAAACAACTTGTTAGCTGAAGTCCGTATTATGGGCTCAAGTGATGGTGGTGGTAATTCTAAGATCCAAGATGCTAAGATTATCATTGATCAGAAAGAGCAGTCAATAGCTCGTTCAATGCTTGCACAATTCATGACTATCCAAGGTAAGGGTGGTTCATATGCACTAAGCAAGAATCAATCTGAAGTATTTATCAATTCACTTCGTGGGATAATGATCCAGATTCAAGGTATTATGAACAATGAGGCAATCCCTCGTTTGTTTGCAATTAACCGTGAAGGTGTCTCAAAGGGAGATCATTTCTTACCTAAGATTACATTCTCAGAGTTTGTCAAAGATGATGTTACAGAGTTCTTTGGTGCATTGCAGAAATCTATTGAAATGGGTGTGTTTGAAGTGACACCTCAGATTCAGAACAAAGCAGCTCAGGTTCTTGGTGTTGACAATTCAGGACAGAAGGAAGGTTTAGAAAGGCGCTTAAAAGAAAAGGAAGAGTTTAAGAAACAAACTCAAGCCAGTAGCGTTGACAGTCCTGATAATCCTGATGGCACAGATCTACCTGTGAGTGATAATGATATTCCAGATACAAAAGCAAGCGATATTACAGATGATACTCTGAAAAACATCTTAGATGAATGAGGTGATTTATGAGCGGATTTTATTATGATATTAGATTAGTTGATTTAGATCTCAACCCATCTCAATTGAATAAGATTAGAGATTATGTCAGAGAAAAGATCCGTGATGTCGCTGCTGTTGATTCGGGAGAGTTTCTAAGAAGCTTAGCTACCCGATGGAATAAGAGTACGAAGATACTCACTGTTTATTCCCCTTTGTACTATGCAGGTTATATAGAGAGTGGGAATATCAATTATATGTACCATAAAGGAAAGGTCAAAAAGGCATTAAGTTCTATGGGACTTAAACCATCACCTATTCGGTACTATTAACGGAGGGTTATGTGTCAGTAATCATACCAGATGTCCGTGAGTTTGATGAAGAGAAGCGACATGTGTTAGGACCAGTCCTTATCCCTGATCGATTTGATCTTCACAATGATGGACTATCTAAGAATGAGGTTGAGTATGCTTGCCATTATTATAACAAGAATCATTTTGGAAGCTGTGACTTAAATCACATGTTGCAAGTAGATTGTGCAAGGGTTATTGAATCATACATCTTAGAGGTCGATTGTAAGATTGACGGAGAAACCTTAGTAGCAGGTACGTGGATGGCTAAGACTGAGATTGATAGAACACATGTCGGAGACGTAGTGTGGGAAATGCTTATCACAGGAGAATTGGCAGGATATAGTCCTGAGGGCTCAGTTTTTGAGCATAAGGTATCAGAGGAGTAATAATGGCTGTAGAGCATAATATCCAGCAGATTGATGAAGAAGGTACAGCAGGTAATGTGTTATCTGACTATCAAGTACACACAATCAGTTTAGTTGGCAAAGGCGCGTTAGGTCGTAATATTACTAAGTTAAAAAGTAATGAAGAATTTATAGAAACTGAGGAGGGAAAAGCTATCATGTCAAAGATTGATAAAGCTAAAGCTCTCGATGCAGAACAGGCTGGATCAGAAGCAGTTGCTTCAGAGGAAGTTGTTGAGACTGAAAAGTCAAAGTCTGCTGAAGAGCAAACCCCAGAGGTTAAAGCTGAGGTGTCCGAGGACGCACCAGAAGAGACTTCAGAGGTTGAGGCTGTAGTTGAACAGACTGAGGAAGAAAACCCCTCAGAGGACGTTACAGAAGCATCAGAAGAAGAATCTGAACCTGTTGAGAAAGCTAAGGCTAAAGACAAGGTAAAAGAGGAAGACGAAGATGAGGAAGAAAAAGTAGAAGCTGTTGAGAAAGCTAAGGCTAAAGACAAGGTAAAAGAGGAAGACGAAGATGAGGAAGAAAAAGTAGAAGCTGATCCAGAAGGTGAAGAAGAAGATGCAAAGAAAGTGGTTGAACCGAAAAATGAAGATGAGAAAGTTGAGAAACAGAAAATGTACTCAGTGGACGAATATCTAGAAGCATCTAAATCGGCACTTGATGGTGTGGCTAAGCTTGTTGCAGAGGTTAAAGCTAAAGCTCCAGAAGCAGACATTTATGAAGTCTTTAGTGTTGTCTATGATGCGGTATACAAAATAGAGGATGCTCAGTGGTGTGAAGATGACGCTATATGGAGTAAGGTTTGGAATGAAGTTTATACAGAAGTCACTAACCGTACATCTAAAGCTAAGTCTTTAAAAGTAGCTGAAGAGGCAACTCTTGATGACAAGCTAAAAGCACTTGAAGTTTCAGACCCTACACTTGCAGCATTATTCCGTGAGAATAGTCAGAAAGCTTTACATGCTGAACAAGAGCGTGAAGCTGTTATCCGAGCTAAAGCCCGTGAAGAAGGTGCTGAGAAATATAAACGTATCAGCTCTGAAGAGTGTACCACAGATCAGATCACAGACACAATGATGGATTTAGAAGTTTCTAATCCAGATGCTTATTCTGTGCTTGCAAAGGCTTTAGATAATGCATCAGTCATTACATCTGCTGGTGAACTATTCCGTGATGTTGGTAGTTCAGATACAGTCAACACAATGACACCAGATGAGTTTGTAGAAGCCAAGGCTAAGTCTTTAGCTGCTGATAAAGATAAGGCAGGTGAGTCTTACAACATGGCTGCACTTCGTGCAACTGTACGTCAATCAGATGAATACGTAGCTAACTACGCTTAATGTCATTTGTAAATAAAAATAATAATAACAATAAAGGAGACATTAATGTCTGAACAAGCAAATAAAGCTAAAGCCGCTGTTGGTGGTGAAGCTGGTACAAATGGTCTATCTTCAGTTCACGTAGATAAGCCACTTTCTGATTTTTCTGTAAAAGTTGTACAAGATGATACACACTTTAAAGCCCGTCAGATTCTAAGTAACTTTAACTCTAAGCATCGTCAAGATATGTACTACTTCTATGAACCTGCATATTTCATGATCAATCAGGTTAAAGAACGTGCGGAAGGTGCAGAAGCAGCTAAGGCTAAATATGGTGTAAGCCGTAAGCCATTCACTACTAAAGTGTATGCACTTAAGCAACCAGTTACAGATGAGACTGTAGCAAATGCTGATAAGCCTATTGATCGTATCTATGAAGATGCCGCTCAGTTTGTCACTCGTCAATTCCTTCTTAATAAAGAGAAAGAAATGGCATCAGCTATTCTTAAAGATGGAGTATGGGCTACAGATTGGACAGGCCAAGCGGCTGCCCTTACTGATCCAACTGCAGTTGTGGAAGCAGGTGCTTTCCAGAAGTTCACAGCATCAACATCTAAACCTTTAGATGTATTAGATGAAGCAATGCAGACTATTCAGCTTAAATCAGGCTTACGTCCTAACACAATGGTACTGACACGTACTGTGTGGACAGCTCTTAAGCGTAATGCTTCGATCAAGACCACTAAACTATATACCAATGGTAACTCTGGCTCTGATGATGCTATCATGGATACTATCGCGAGCCACTTAGGTATCAATGCTTCTGATATCTTCGTATTAGATGTGGTTGAGCCAGCTTCAGCAGCTACAATTGATGGTACTACTTTCCAAATCACTACTGATGAAGAAGGTTATGCAACTAATGCGTTAGGCGATACGACTCTTGCTAATCAATTTATTGGTGGCAACGGTATCTTACTTATGCACGTAGATAAGACTTCAAATGGTCAGTACTCAGCAACTGCTGCTGTATGTGCTCAGTGGACTGGTCTGTACCCTGATGGTGGTGAACTAGGTAACACTGTGTTTAAACGATACCGCATGGAAGAATTTAGCTCTGAGTTCATCGAAGGCCGTACAGCCTTTAGCTACCATATCGTAGCACCTGCATTAGGTTTATTCTTAAAAGATGTAATCTAATAGCTTAAAGCTATAGTAAATTATGGGCAAGATGGGAACTCCTGTCTTGCCCTATTTTTCGTAAGGAGTAAAAAATGAGCTTAAAAAGAGAAAATCGAGAGTATGATCCGTGGAATACAGGTATACTTTATGTGCTTAGTGAGAAGTTGATTGCAGATGGATATGAACTAAAGTTTGGTGATGCCTATCCAGAATACTGTCACCTAGCAGTAATGCACACACATTTTAACAATGGCGTGTTAGGCACTAAGGATGAACTTGATAGTTTGCAAGGCCATCCTTTAAAACTATACATTGATAATGGGTTTATGATGCCAGTTGCTATGTTTGTAGCTAATCCGCATGAAGCAGTCCCACCTTCTGAATTTAATCCTAATATTGATGCAAGTGCATTAGATGAAGATGAAGATAAGTTCTACATGGAAAATGCTGAACTACTGAAAACTAAGAAAGACTTGATAGGTTATGCAAAGCAATTTAAAATCACCCTGCCTAACAAGACTACAGTTAGCATCAAAAAGATGTTAGAGATTTTAGAACAGGAAGCCAAGAAGAAAGGTCTCCTTGATTAAGGAGGTTTTATGTTTACAGTTTTAGATATCCCAGAAAGGGATGGACAAGATGGTGCTGCACAGTTAGCATATCTAAGATCATATTTAAAAGATACAGAAATTGGGAACTATATATATAGTGATGATCTTCTTATTGAAATGCTGGTAGAGAGTGGCCGTGTAGCTGTGTGGCAAGACCTGACAGGCTATTTAGGAGAAACCCCTTGGGGTTATACTACTACAACACCAATAAGCTACGAGAGTCGTATAAGGATGCTCACAGGTGACACAGATGAAGGTGCTCTTAGGTATACTGATTATGACTTACAGGTATTTTTAGAGACTATACCACTGCGTTACGTTGTTAAACTTATAAACGCAGAAGGAGCAGATAGTGTCACTTATCCTAGTAATGATGTTAATAATCCTATTTATATTGTGCGGAGATACCTCGGAGACACAGATACCAATAATGTGGAATACAAAGATGCAGACATTACCCAGATGCTGTTCAATTCCAGACTAGATCCTTTCGCATTTGTTGCAGAAGAATTATCAAGATCAGCAGGTGAAGCTGTAAGTGGATCTGTGTCAGCAGGTGGTAATGATCTAGCTTCCATAGACGGTATCTCATTCAGTGAGGAAGAGAAGAGAACAGACAATCTAGTTAAAGATCTTTCATTCCTACAATCTCAAGCTATCACATCTGTTTACTTTAAAAACCCTGTATATGGTTTCTGGCTAGACGGTGAGAACCTTGTTGATACAGAGTGGGAGAAGTCTTGGTATGGCATATAGTAGAGAAGCTTCTCAAGTTCAAAAGGCTATTCTGAGAGCAGGAGATGGTGCAGAAGCTGTTTTTAAAACAACAGGCGGCACTGACCCTATCACAGGATTTCCTGACGGCACAGGCAGGACAGAGACGCTCAATTTCGTAGCTGTAAACTATTCTAGAGAAGATATAGCAAATCCTGCCCTTGCAAATGGTATGCTGAAGATATTAGTATCACCTTTAAAATTAAGTGGAGAAAGTGTTACAGATTTTGTAAGCCTGATAGAAAGTAAAGGAATGGAAGTAACCTTACCAGATGGTAAAGAGTTTACAGCCAAGTATTCACAAATAACCAGAGCAGATGGTGTTACACCTATTCTAGCTCGTGTATTTCTAGGAGCATAATATGTCAGTATTTGTAGACCTAGATATCAGGTTAAAATTGAATACCCATTTAAACACAATTGGGACTGGGGTGGTAGGTAGTCCAAAGAGTCGTCAACTAGATTTGTCTATTTACAATTTCCCAGCCTTTACTACAGCAGATGTGTATATATCAGAAGGTGAAAGAGCTGAAATCATGCCACAAGGTCAATCTTGGATAGAGCACTTTTTAGTTAAGTCACCTCAAAGAATATACACACCTGCTGAATGTGGTATTTCTAGGAAAGCTTACCAGTATGGTATCTGGGTAAAGACACCTTTAAAGCATGGACCAGCTTACAATGAGATGGTAGCAGGTCTTATTGAAGAGCACTTCCCTAACAACATGCACATCCCTTTAGACAATGGTGATACTCTCACAGTTCTAAAAACATATCAACAAGCTACTGTGGTCACTGATAGTGATTCTGGTAGGATGTTTAACAGAGTTTTCATAGATTGTGAGAACTACTTCAAAAATAATAATAAATAGGAGAATATTCTATGGCAACACTCTTTAAGGGTGATAACTCTACGATTACATTAGTAGAGGAAGATCAGGGTTGGGCAAAGCCACCTTCAAGTTATGCAGGTGGTAAATACTTCCAAAATAATGATGGTAGCTTTGATGAGACCCGTGGCACTATCGAGTCAGAAGCACGTACACCAAATGCACAGCTAGATAGCGTTCGACTTGGTAATAAGAATGTAGCAGGTTCATTCCCTGTTGAAATTGACCCTGAGAACTATACAGCATTGCTAGAATCAGCTTTATATGGTGAAGCAACACTTAGTGGCACAGATGTTACACTAACAGCAGCAAGCGTATCTGCAACTAAGAAGTTCGAATTAGTTGTTCCGATGTTATCTGGTGATCAAACTACAGCAGGTATAGCGGCAGGTACAATCTTTAACTTAACAGTTCAAGCTCCTTTAGAAAACCTGTCAGATATTGCAGTAGTTGTTTCAGCTACAGCTACTGATGTTACATTCTATTGTCCAGCTCAAAAAGAAGCAACACTTGCGGCTACAGCAGTTGATTTGATTGTAGAACCAGTTAACAATATTCGCCCTGATCGTAATCTTAAATCTTTCAATGCAGAAGAGATCTTGTATTCTGAAGATGGTGCAACCATTGCACGATTCATGACAGCAGGTGCAGTTGTGTCTGGAGTTTCATTTGACCTACCATCTGACGCATCAGCTAAAGCTACATTCTCTATGTTAGCATCTGGCAAATATGCAAGTCAAGAGTATACTCAGTTTGATCCTGCATTAACAGATAGCGCAGATGCTCACACAGCAGTTGTGCCTCATGTTAAGTATGATCCACTTGTATTACAAGATGGTGAGCTTATCTCAGAGGGCACTAATACTCGCTGTATTTGGATGTCAGGCACGGTTGGTATTGAGAATGGTACAGAGACTCATTTTGTTGGTTGTGATTTCGATGCAATTGGTACAGTATCTGGAAAGCTACGTATTACATTAGATTATGAGGCACTGTTCCAAAGTGAAGATGATTTCGTAACATTCAAGAATGAAATGTATAACAAGGTTCTTCTTAAACTGAAAGATCGTGCAAGTAACAAGTCTTTAATTCTTTACTTACCAGCTTTCAAAGCAACAGCATATACACTCAACAACCCTAACTCAGGTCTTGTTACAGCAAGTATCAGCGGTATGGCTACTGTTGATCAGTTAGTTGGTGACAGTATTGTTATCGGTGTTTTAGATGGCTAACCCACTTTCAGCAGCTATAAAGGCTACTGTTCATGAGCTGGAGATGATCAAGCAAGACTTGATCATCTCTCATCAAGTGACTATGTATGAGATTGGGGAGCAGCTTGTCTATCAAACACCTCTCAAGACAGGCTTGGCATCTAATAACTGGAATGTCACAGCAGATGATACAACAGAGTCAGAAAGAGAGGCAGGGTTTGAAGGCGGAAAAGGTTTATCATCTTTAAATGCGATTTCAAACCAAGTCAAAGATTTATACAAGAAACCAGAGTCACTATTCTACAACCCCGTGGATTACATATGGGACTTAGAAGCAGGCAGTTCAAGACAAGCTCCTAATGGGATGGTAACACCAACAGTTCCTCAAGTGGAGAGTATCTGGATAAGTAATTTACAGAAGAATGGATTAATAAAATAAGGAGACATTTAATGGCAAAGTTTACAATTAGTGGAACACAGTTCCGCACAGTTAAGAAAGATATCAAATTAGATATTATAGATAAAGATGGCAAGGTTCAGAAAGATACTGTTGTGGGATGGGTGGAGATTCGAGGAGAAGATGATCCTATCTATCAGAAACGAGTAGCTCCTCATATTATTGCTTATCAAGAAGACACTGAACTTGCTCGTAAAGAGATCCAAGAGATCAAAGAGAAAGCTGAAAAAGATAAGGTAGAAGAGGTTGACATCAGTGTTCCTCAGGAGAAGTTTAAAGAAGCCATTGAGAGCTTTATGAGAGAGGCTGTAATCGCATCAGTTGAGAAATGGGATGAAGAGTTCTTTGAAGGCGAATACTCTCCTCAGAGAGCTTCTGAGCTATTCTCAGACCCAGCCAACAATCATATATATAATCAGTTGGCAGCTCTTATTAAGGATAGAGAAGCTTTTTTGCCAAGTGCAAGTGCATAGTTGTAGAATGGATAGAATTACACGCTGCACTTGATGTTCCAGTCAGGAAAGGCAAGAAAGTACATGTTGCCAGAAATGCTCATAAACTCAAAGAAGAGAAGTTTGGTGAAAAATCTGACTTGTTGGAAAGAGAGCGTAATCTGGACATTTCAGATGTAGGATCGTTGATAGATCTATTCTGGGATGTACATTACCTGAGAGAACAAAGTACAGATCTAGGAGTGCCTCCTCTTAATCCTACCAAGATGAGAGATCACTTTGAACTATCAGGTAGGAAAGTGAGCAAATGGGAATACAAAGTTCTGATGGAAATGGATCTTGCATATAGAGCTACAGTAATAGATAATTATAAATAGGAGCAAAGCTTATGGCTCAAGAAGCCGAACTCAGGATTAAGCATGACAGCGTTGAGAAGACAACATCGGCAATTGATGCTTTAATAAGCAAGCTTGATCAATTAGACAAAGGTCTTGGTAAGTTAAGCACCGAGAATAAAGCACAAGAAGCTTCTCAAACTAAATTAAATACAGCATTAAAGGCAGCAGAGATTGCTAGGAAGAAAGCTGTAGACATGTTAGGATTGCACCAGCAAGGTCTTCACAAGCTCAGTGATGCGTATGCAACTGAGCAAGCAGCTATAAAAGCTAGAGAAGTTGCTGCTAAGAAAGGTATAGAAACAGGTAGTAAAGAATATGACATACTTCTCAACAACATCAAGGCAACAGAATTAGCAACAACAGCCTCTAAGAGATTAGCAGCAGAGCAAGCTCAGAAAGCCGCTGAGATGACTAAATCACAAAAGGCAGCAGAGTTAGAGGCACTAGCTCAAGGCAAACAGACAGCCGCTGAGAAGGCTCAGGAGAAAGCATTAGCATCTTCTAATATAGCTAGAGAGACAGCAACAAAACTTCTCAAGCTAGAAGAGAAAGGCTTAGATAGATTAAGTGATGAGTATGCAGAAGCCAGAGGTGAAATCCTTGGGATTGAGAAAGCTAAGCAGAAAGGACTTAAAACTGGGTCTGATGAATACAACCAGATAGTTAAAAATACTAAAGCCATAGAGCAATCTACAGCAGCCAGAAAGCGTCTTCAAAAAGAGACAACAGAGGGCACTAAAGGTGCAAGTAAGTTCACTGATGGCCTAGATGACATGGCTAAACAGGCAGCACTTGTAGATGGACCATTAGGTGGCATAGCATCGCGACTTACAACCTTAAGTGCTATCCTTAAAACTACAGGTGGCATAAAGGGGGCAATAGCCCTAACAGGTCTTGGCATAGGTGTTGCATTATTCACCCAACAACTCTCCAGAGGCATAACAACTGCTAAAGAGTCTGAGGTTGCATTTAAAACACTTGAAGCTCAGATAGAGGCAACAGGTAATGCAGCAGGGTACTCAGCTACCCAATTAGATATGATGGCCAGAAACATAGCAAGAGGTACTCTAGACAGTACAGATAATGTAAGAACCAGTATCCAATCTCTCCTGTCTTTTACAAATGTCTCATCTGCTGTGTTTGAAGATGTCATAAGGAAATCTCAAGATATTGCTATTGTAGCTGGTAAATCTACTAAAGAAGTTGTTAACCAGTTAGGCAGAGTACTAGATAATCCAATCTCTAAACTGGAGTCTCTAAAAGAGTTAAGGATTGATCTTGAAAAAGGTGACAAGGATCGGATAAAGAGTTTACAAGTAGAAGGTAGACTTTATGAAGCTCAAGAGATAATCCTAAGCAGAATTAATGAGAGGTATGGGGATATAGCTAGGGCGCAAGCAGACACTTTAGCTGGAGATCTCGATACAGTCAACCAGCAATGGACAGAGTTGTTCGAAACGCTAGGGAGAGGAGCTAGTGGACCACTTAGGACAGTTGTTCAAAATTGGTCACAATGGTTAGAGCTCGCACAACAACTGTCAGAGACAGACGTTGAAACCACGCTGAGAAAGCAAAGAAATGAGATGCAGGGGCTTACCAAGACATCAGAAGACACAGCCAAGCAAATAGCTCTAATAGATCAGCGTCTCGAAGAGTTAAGTAAGTCAGGTGATGAACTTAGCCTTGCAGATAAGGTGGGAAGATTATCACTAGAGGCAGGAACTGCTGTTGAGGGCTTCCTTAGGATGCAAGCATCTTGGATTGGAATAGGTGATGGGATAATCTCGGCCAGAGAACTTTCTGACAGGTTTTACACAGATGAGCAGAAAGAGTCTATTTCACTACTAAGACTTAAAGAGGAACTGGTAGAGAAACAGAAGCAACAAAATGGTGAATACTCTGACTATGTATCCCTTCTAACAGATGCACAGCAAAAAGCAAGAGATACTTCTGAACAAGAGCTTGAGAAACAGAAGCAACTTACAGCATCCTTCTTGCAGACAGGGGATACAGCAAGTGACTACTACCTTTCAGTTAAAGCTGGACAAGATGCACTAACAGAGGCTACGAAAAGAGAACTTGCTGTATCAGAAGAGTCTCTCTCTAAGATTAAGAATGTTATTGCAGGTGGGAAAGAGAATCTTACAGTTCAAGAAAAAGAGCTAAAGATTATTTATGAGAACATCCTAGCAACATCTGATCTTACTAGGCAACGTGTGACTTATAACACTGTACTTCAGAAAACCAAATCATTACAAGCACAGCAAGATGGGCTTGAAAGAGAAGTGGAGCTATATAGAGCAACAACAAGCGGTATTCTCAAAAACTCAGAAGCGTATATACAGCTTTCAGCCAGTATAAAGACAGCTAATGAAATAAAGCGTATGAGTGGAGAGGTTACATCAGATCAGGCCAAAGCTTTATATCAAGAAAATGTTGAATTACTTAAAGCTCAACGTAACCAAGCTGTACTTAATGCATTAAAAGCCAGTGATTCCAATAGTGCAAACGTAGCTACACTTAACAGACAGATTGAGTTACAAAAGCTACTGTCAACAGGTGTTAGTAAGACATCCTCTGAATACATCTATGAAGAAGAACGTCTAAAAGCGCTGAACACCATCAAGACAAATGCTATAGCTCTAGATAGTGAAGAATATACACAACTGTTGCTCAATGCAGAAGGTATTGCAGCTAAGAGACTTGAACTACAAAAGTACCAAGATCTGGCAAGTATGGGTGTAAGTTTTTCTATAAATGGCAATTCACAGATAGAAGGCTCACTTAGTCAGCTTGCAGATAGCTTACCTCAAGAGCTCTCAAAAATACAAGATATGGTCATCACGGCTGATGAAGAGCTTAAAGGCAAGGTAGGGATCTCTCAAGAAACAGCAGACAAACTCAAAGAATCAATTGAGGAGAAATTTGCAGAAGAGAGGAACGATCTGCTCATCCCTTTGGGTTTCTTTGTAGATGAAGAAAAGAATATTCAAGCAGCCACAGAGCTCAATCTCTTACAGGAAGAACTGAGATCTAAGGAAAAGGAGCTAAAAGATCTCTGGAAGGAAGAGGATCTGATATCTGAAGAGCAATATCTTGAAAGAAAAAGACAGCTCAATGTGGACTATGAGGACAGGATAACCAATGCCAAAATAGCAGCTTGGGAAGCTACAGCAGAAGCGCAGACACTATCCAGACAAGGAGAGGTTGCAGGTGTTATATCTAGTGGAGCTAAGATGCTATCAGCGGTTGCAGGTAATAGCAAGAAGTTGGCTAAGATCTCTAAAGCTGCTGCAATCTTTGAAACATCAACCGCACTCGTTCAAAGTATAGCTAAGGCATCAGCGATAGGTTGGCCTGCAAATATACCTATAATAGCAGAAGCGTTTGCAACAGGTACACAGTTGGTAGGTCAGGCAAGATCTTTAAAAGAGCCATCTTTTGCTTTCGGTGGTGTAGATATACAAGGGGCAGGTACAGGAAGATCAGACAGTATCAAGGCAAATATTGCAAGAGGTGAGTCAGTGATGACAGCTCCTGCTACAGCTAGATACAAAGATACCCTTGAAAGAATGAATGCTGGTTTGCCTGTAAGACAAGGCGGAGGTAGTTCAATTTCTGTACCTACTAGTATTGTAATCCAAGGAGATGCATCAGAGCGCACTGTAGGCTTAATTGAGATGAGGCTAAGGGAGTATGAGGAACGTGTGCAGCAAATAGCTCAGGGCGTGTCTCAGCAAACTATACAGGAAGAAAATGAAGTAGGTGGGTTCTTAAATCCAATTTAAATAATAAGGAGGAATATTAGTGGCAATCATTGATCTTCCTTATCAGGATATTATTGACAGAGATTCAGGACCAACATCCGATGGTTTTGACTTAAATGAAGTACAGTATTCTGGTAAGGTATCACAAAGAAGTTTTAATGGTCCAAGTGTAGAAGCATCCAGAAATTCTACATGGCAAGTCAAGTGGAAGCTTTTAGAGTTTGATAAAGGACAAGGTGTTGATTATGACATAGACGTTGTAAGAGATTTCTACAGATTAGCTCAAACAAACATGGTCAGGTGGAAACCCTTTGACATAGCACAGACAAGGATTTGGAGGATTGTTCCTAATTCTTTCAAACAAACAAACACAGCAGGGACAATTTTTGAAGCGTCTCTTAATTTAGAATATTTATACAACGAATAAGGAGGAAGGCCAATGAGCTTAGTTACTCATAGAGCAAAAGAAGATCTAGGTGGTTTGGTCTACCTACTTACAATAGATATGAGAGAAGTGACTGGAGACCCTACCCATGTGATCAGGTTTGTAAATAACTATGGAGAAAATGGAACAGGGGTGCAATATCAGGGCAATCAATATACGCCACATCCTTACGATCTTCAACAAATAAAGAGAACAGCAAAATCTAATAAGACAGGTGCAAAGCTGTTCTTGTCTGACAATGAAGACTTAACCATTACTAGGTTTATAGATAGAGTAGGTGGAGATATACAAGGTGCAAGGATTATTGAACTCAAGGTATTTGGCAGATTTTTAGACTCATCTCCAGACGCTAATTCCTTAGCATATGTGAAAAGATTAGATCATGTAGTGAGCTATGTAGAGGATGGTAACAAGCTTGGAGAAGTTGTTATACAAACTTTAGACCCTTTATCTAAAGAGATTAAAGTTCCTACAACCTCTTTCACAGCAGGTGAGCCCAATGGGACAGCATCAGCTATAAATATCTTCCCAGCAGTGAACAGAAATATATCAAGAGAAAGAGGTTAGATTGAATTTACAATGTGAAAAGAGTATCCAAGAGGAGACTTTAAATAAGTGGCCTGAGGAAATGGTAGGTTATATAAAAGGAGGAAGTTTTTATGCATTAAAGAATATTTCAAAAGATCCAAAAAACAGATACCAATTGTCTGCCAAGGATACTCTTTTTATATTGAATAATGATATAGACTATCTAGTCCATTCTCATCCTAAACTGGATAATAACCCTAGTCAGATGGACACAATTTCTCAGCAATCAATAAGCATACCGTACCTTATCATAGGGACTGATGGTAAGTCATTTACAAGTATTAAGGAGATATCATGAAGCATCCACAGAAACGAACAATACACTTCCACGGTGTTTTTAAAGAAAGATATCAGTCAGAGCCTTTAGAAGTGTATGCAGACAGTATGTACAACCTTTTCAATATTATTTTTAAATGTGCATACCCAGAGTTGCTTAAAGAGAAGCTGTTAGGTATTTCCTTCGAAACAGAGGATGGACAGTTGACAGAGTTGTTTGATCCAGAGCAAGAGTTAAGTAATAAGCAAACAATTATACATATCTATCCTAAGGCAGATGGTGCTGAGCTCCTTACAATCATAGCAATTGTTATTGCAGTGGTGGCTATAGGTGCAGCCTTTCTTCTAGCACCTAAGCTAGAGGTTAACCAAGAGACTACATCAGGAGCTAACTGGACTAGCCCAGAGAACGTTGTAGGGCAAGGTGGCAGTATGCCAGTAATACTTGGCAGAAGACGAACTGGTAGCCGTGTGGCATCATACGGGATAGATTCTAAAGTGTTCAGGAGTAGAGTGTGATAACAAATAAAAAGCCATTAAGAACGATTGGCCAGCAAGTTACTAATCAGGGCTTCGATAAGCCCAGCCTCTATTCTGTATCAGGGCTTATAAACTTTGGTAGTGAAAGTAATGCAAACTTTGTAGATGTAGTCTCAGTTGGACCAATATCTTCTATAGACAATGTTTATATAAACGATACAGATATCACAACAGGTGAATTCCCCCTATCAGAGTTCTATACCCATACAGGAGAGGCAGAAACCCGACCTTTTGAAGGTGACTTCCCTTATGTTGAGAGAGCCTATGGGTTATCTAAGCAAGCAGACTCTGTAGAGGGTGATGACAACACAGGTACATTGACAACCTTTAAAAGATCAGTAAGCAGTGCAGGTGTTGTAGGTGTCCGTATTTCTTTTACAGCTCCTCAGTTCACCCACAAGGATAATAAAAACAGACGTAAACGTGCTCAGGCTAACTTCAAGCTGCATCTCTTAGATGAAAATGGTAGTCGAGTTAAGACAGTAAGATCAGACACTCCTTACTATTATTCTACAAACCCTGTCTCAGTCCAACTTACACTTTTCGCTAGAGATCAAGATCTTAATAGGGCGTGGGAATATGAAGTAGAGATGGACATCCTTACCAATTACTATAGAACAGTGGTGACTGGTAACTGGGCGGCATCTATCGCCACAGAGCTATACAAAGATACACAAACCTACAAAGACATCGCAATGGTAAGTGGTAAAGTGGTATCTAGTGACGTGAGTGGATCTACGCCTAAACGAGAATACTTAGTCAATGGTTATAGAGTTGACGTACCTGTTTATGTGGGAGCTGAACAGACATTCTTAGGAGAGTTCACCAAAGCCACATCAGGCAGTCATGCTTGGAATGCAATGGCTGTTCTTGTAGATGATAAATGGGGCGCTGGTCTTCCTCTCGACAAAATTAATATAGCCAGTTTTGTAGAATTTGACAAGTACCTTTCAGAGACACTGCCTGATGGTTCTCAGAGATATAAGCACAGTCAAGAGCTTTTAAAAGCAGATAACTATTTCAGAATAGCATCACAGATCGTAGGTGCAGCAGATGGTAAGCTCTATGAAGACACCAGCGGCAGAATCGGTGTACTGATTGACAAACAGACAGATAATAGACGAGTTATCACTTCTTATGATATTCAAGATGAGAAGGTAAAAAGAACAACAGTTCCTGATAAGAAGAAAACAAACTATGTAGAGATTGAATATTCTGATGAGACTAATAACTTTCAGAAGAATATTATATCAGTCCAAGATGACTTAGCTATTACAAAAAATGGACTAATAAGCCAAAAGCTTAAATCCGACACCTGTACAGTTCCTCAGGAAGCCCGTAGAACGATTGAAAAGGTTCTAGCTACCTCACAGATAGCTACATCAACTTATGTCTTCTCAGTAGGACATACGCACGAGGATGTACAGATAGGTGAAGTAATTGCACTATATGATCGTATATACTCAAGAGTTAATTATTGTGGTAAGGTTGCAACAGGAACTACATCTACTGAGATTATTGTAGACAAAAGAACACCTATTAACTTAGGGGGCATTTCAAATCCTTATTTAGTACTAGACAACGATAGAAGTGTTCCAGTAAGATACCCGATATCTTCATGGACAAATCATAGTGTCACTCTTTCAACTCCGTTGCAATCTGTGCCAGAAGATTTCACATCTTTTGCTGTAGAAAGTAATGATGTAGATGGGCTGAAGCCCACACTGGTACGTGTTATGGGTGTAACAGACAATAAAGGTGTTTTACAACTAGAATGTCTAGAGTACAATGATTCACTACAGAGTTATATAGAGAATGGTACAGAATTGGTAGTACCCCCTACAAGACTAGTACCAGAACTGCAAGAGGTGATACAAGGGCTTTCTCTTATAAAGACTACAGCAGGTATTTCTGCAAACTGGGATGATGCAGAAAGTGGTACATATGTTTACTCTTGGAAGAAGTTCACAGGAGATGTGGAAAGAGATCCTAACGGTACAGGTCTTCTAGTTGATAGCGGGCAGATATCTGTCTCTAATAACATATTACCGATACCTCTTGAACCCGCTAGATATGAGTTCTCTGTGTATATTTTAGATGAGGTAACAGGTGAAAGTAGTTCAGCCAAAAGCGTAAGTATTAACCTAGACATAACGGAGTCTGGTGCATCCACTATCCCGCAGCCAACAGGTTTTGATACAGAAGATGGTCAAGGAAGTTATGAAGGAAATGGTTTCACATTAAAATGGGACCAAGTAGTTGGTACTGAAACTCCTTACCTTATGGGTTACATTCTTCGCATAACTCAAGGCGGAAACACTTTAGAGTATAAACTGACAGGTGATTATAGATCTTATCAAATAACACCACAGGCACTTACAGAGACATTTGGTGAAGAATATTCTAGAGACTTTGTAGCAAGACTTGTAGCATATGATGACACTTTGGCATCTGCACCGACTGTCACAAGGACAGTGAATAATATCGCCCCTCTTTCTCCTGAGATAACTGTAAGAGTCACAGGGGACATTGTACTGTCTTCCAATAGCGGTGTACCAGAGGATGCCATAGGCTCTGTTGTGTACATATGGGAAAGCTCAGATGTGAACTCTCCAAGACCCCCTTCAGCGTTAGTATTCCGCAGTAACCAGATCTCTGAGGTAGATCTTCCAAATGATACACTGGTATATGACAATAGGGACTATGTTTTTGAGGCATCTTGGATAGATGGGTTTGGAGAAGCAGAGGTCAATTATGGAAGAGCCCAAATAGCGTTTGGACCTGATGTACTTGTACCTAATGCTATGAATTTGCTAAGAGCTAATGCTTATTCTATTTCTGGCATTCAGGTAGAATTCGAACATGATGGTGTATGGCTTGAAAAGATGAAAGTCTATTATAAAAAGACCAATGAAACGGGAGAATTTCTACTAGATGATAGCTATGTTTTTGAAGGAGATGCACGAGTAGTTTATGATGAAGGTTCCCAGTCAGGAACTTTTATCATTGAAGGGTTGGATTATAACAGTGAGTATGAAATATACACCACAGTTTCTAACACAGCCAGTGCAGATTCAGAGCCATCAGGTACAGTGATAGGATCAGTAATCCCTTACGCTGACGTTACAGATATTCGTAATGACTTAAATGACGCAGTAGATGATATCATAGCTAACAAAAATGAGATAGACGGCACAATAAAACCAAACTTGCAGCTTGAAACATTAAAGCGTGAAAGCAGTGACAAGGAGCTATTCAACACCACAGCATCACTTGCACAGTTTAGACGAGAATCTAACAAAGATCTAAATAAATTAACTGACGCAACATTTGAAGTTAACCCTGACAGTGGGACAATAGAACTAAGGGCATTCAACTATGCAGATGATCAGTTTACTCAAGCTGGAATTTTAATTGATGGTGTGGATGCCCGTGTAAGCATCAACGCTGGCAAAATAGTTGATTTGGGTGACTCAGTAACTGATGCCAATGCGAGTATTGATGTGTTGGCAGGGCAAGTTGCAATAAAAGCTAGCTACACTGAAATGACTGAGTATGTGGCAGGTGCAATTGATGCAATACTGCCAGCCTATTCATTTAGATTCTTCAACAGTGCAGAAGGGTGGAGTGCTGTAAATGGTACGTTAACTCAGGGCAATAGTCTGATCTCAGTTACGTGGGGTGACATTGAAAATCAAATGCTTAGCTACTCTGCTGATGAAAACCCAGTGATTACCATAACATGTGAGCGAACAGCGGGAAGTGGGTATACAGGCGATTTGATAGTTACATTTAGTGGAGGTAGTACGCAAACGTACAGCGGTGTCATCAATGATGTTGCAGTGGGTGTTACAAATACTAAAACGTTAAATCTAGCGGAGGAATCAACCTATACAGGTACTGTAACTGGCCTGAGATTAGTACTAGGTGATAGCGTAGCTGATACATACGACATATCGTCTATAACAATAGGCAAACCATCTGCACAACTAGATGCACTAGATGGTATAACGGCACAGGTTAATCAACTTGGAATAGATGTTGATGCTATCGAAGGTCAATTAACTAGTTTTGTAACAACTGCGTTTTATGACCAAAACACCGTAACTCTAAATAATGTAACTCAAGTACTTGATGGCGAAGATGCAATCATCTCACTAAAAGCTACACAACAAGAGTTAGACAGCTCTGGAACAATAACTAAGGCTAATTTAGCAGCAACATGGATAGATGGAGCAAATGCCACTATACGTAACACAGTAGTCAGCTTCAATGCTGAAACAGGTGGAATTGATGATCAGATAGCAGGATTAACAGGCGGCTTAAATAGTGTACAGCAGGAAGTTAGTGCGTTAGATGGGGCGAGCATTCGTAACCAGTTGATAAGTGTCAATAGACTTGAGACTAAAAGTAGAGACTTAGCAGAGCTGCAATTTTACACTGAACTGAAACTATTAGATCAACGTAATAAAGACTTAGAGCTAGGAGACTCTGTTGCTACAGTTGATGCCCAGTTAAAATCGGTATCTGATGAGCAAGGTGCTCAAGCTCAAGAGATATTAGAATTAACAGCAAGCACAGGTGTATTAGGCGGACAGATTAATGCTAATAGTACCCGCATACAAAACGCTGAGACAAGTATTGATGGTACAGCGAGAGCGCTTGCCGCTTTAACTACTGATGTTGAAAACACGCAAGGTGATCTATCATCTGCTGAACTATTATTAGATTCCACTGTTGATGATCTAGGTGTTGTGTCAAGCAGGGCGTTTTTAGGAGTTAGTGACACTGTAGACGGGAAAACAACCGTTACAGGTATTACAGCCGATTCGTCTACGAATGGATTACGATTCCAAGGTGACAAGATTCAGTTTGATGATACTGCTGGAAACCCTGCTCTATTCTATAATGCAAATCGAGGAAAATGGACGCTAAATGGTGATCTAGTTATTGGTGGTTACAGTGTAAATAGTGAAGATGATATACGTGCTTTAGATGGAGACACTATCTATGAGGTTTATCAATATTCTGTAGATGGGTCAACAAACTGGCACGATAACTACACTACTGGTGATATCTACAGACGTACCGCAACAGTAACAAATGGTGTGACAGGTGCGTGGCGTGATGTAACTAGGATTACAGGCTTAGACGGTGAAACAGGTCCTCAAGGCGTTGCAGGGCAGGATGGTTCAGCAGGTGCTGGCTTCTATGGGGCAACTTATTCAGCTATAACATGGACAACATCAACAGCGACTAGCAGATTTACAGCGCTTGTTGGGCGCGATCCTGTTGTTGGTGACATATTCACACAGACTCGTACAGATGGTGCAGACTCTCAAGCTAGGCAGTTTAATGGCTCTTCTTGGGTAACTGTAGCCTTGCAAGTTAACGGCTCTATTGTTGCTAAAGACACTATTGCGGGGGATAGGCTTATTGCGGGTACTGAGATTAGTGCG